AGCCGGCATCAAAAGGATTGTGGCGCCGATGCCGAGAGATGAGCACCAAGCGCGATGGGGTGACGGGTTTCATTTGGCGGAGCAGATGTATCAAGATGCCGGCGTGCAACTGACCCTGGCCTGTGGTGCGCGCCATGGCGAGCATGATGAGATAGGCGATTGGTGGCGTCGATGGAACTACGACAGTCGAGAAAATTGGTCGCCAACCGCACTAAAATTTTTAGATGCAGAGGGCGCATTCGATGAGGTCGTATGATTTATGGTGGCTGGTCGCGCTGTGGCTGACGTTGATCGCCATGGTCTTTTTCACTGGTGACGGGATCGGCAACGACAAGGTGCAGGTATCAACAGGCGATGTGTGCATTACGATTGCGCCCCGGTGCGCTATCGCGCCAGCAGCACAAGTAAAGGGAGTTTGGTTGTGAAAAAAATAACGACGATGACGCTGTACACGGGATGGCGGCGCTACCTGTCCTATCCTTGGTGGCTACTGCAGTGGCGTTGGCTGGTTACCGGCAAAAAGCCTCTCAACATTGTAGCGACGCTGGTGGCCGATGTGCCGGACGAGCAACCATTGGCCGCGTATGCGACAGGCGCTGCAGTCGATACATTGGATGTCGTTGAGCGTCTCATACGCGCCGGTTGGGAGGTTTCTGCTTGCCGGTGGCGGGATGGATTCGAGTGGCGGTCACCGGGCGGACTGTCGGGCAGTGAGTATGTTTCAGATAGGCTGCGGTGCGTACCGCCTACAGTCATGGCGCACGCGCTGCGCAATGGCGACATTGCGGATGAGGCCGAGACGGTCGGACGCTGATTGTCGGCGAGCGCCGCGCTATGGACCCGCATAAATTCAGCACCGGCATGGCGTCGTTTTACCGTTCGCTCACGGGCGCTATTGCCGAGGTAGCAAAACAAGCCGGCGGCCAGGATGTCATCCCTGAAGGCTGGAGCTTTACGCATTGGTGCGAAGAGTTGGGGCGCAACGGCCTGAAAGTCGACGGCCATCCCTTTACTCTGGACGACAGGCCGGCGCTGCGCCGCCTGTATGACCGCATTCCCGGCACGCTGGATGAGGCGTACCGTTTCATGCTCGTGGTGCAAAAAGGCGCGCAGATGGGCATGACGATATGGGAGATTCTTGCATCGATCTATCTGGCGCTGCGGTTTGGCCCGGCAACAGTCGGCCTGTTTTTGCCCAACCGCGACCTTGCGTCGTACAAGTCATCCGAGCGTTTTGTGCCGATCGTCAAGTCGATTCCCGACCTTTACACGATGATGACGGTTGAGGATGTGGACGGCAAAGCCAAGAATAAAGGCGAGGGCAACGTCTTGACCCGTAAGATCGGCGTGGCGCGATTTCTGTTTCTGTGGACCTCCGGCAAGGTCACCACCGAATCGATCCCGATGGACATCCTGAGCTTCGATGAGGTTCAAGAGATGACGCCGGACGACATCGACAAGACACGCGAGCGCTTGTCAGCGTCACATATTCGCCTGGTGCTGCTGCTGTCAACGGCGAACTGGCCGGACGCCGATATCAATTTTTGGTATCAACTCGGCACGCAAGAGGAGTTTGAGACCGAATGCCCGTCGTGCGGCGTCTTCGACGTACTCGATAAGGCGTGGCCGAAGTGCATCAAGCTGGACACTGAGGCCGACCATTACCGGTATTGTTGTCCTTCCTGCGGCGGCTGGATCGATGAACCGCAACAAGGGCGATGGGTAGAGCGCAACCCTGGCGCGCGCTTCATATCCTCGCATTACTCGCAGATACTCAGCCCGAACGTGTCGCCGGATGAGATCGCCGACGCCTGGCACCGGGCCGCCACCAGCGAGCAGAAAAAGAATTTCTACAACCGCAAGCTGGGGCGGCCTTACTCTGATCCCAGTCAGATACCGGTTAGCCTGGATATCCTGCGTCAATGCGCCGAGGAGGGCAAGCGTGTCGGCTTGAGCTGGAAGGCATCAGCCAAAGGCGCCTACATGGGCATTGACCAGATGGGCAATTTTAACGTGGTTATCATCAAGGAGCGCTTGCCCGACAACCGTCAAGCGGTGATCCATGTTGAGGCCATCTATGACGCCGATCCCTTTGCCCGCTGCGATTATTTGATGCGGCTGTACGGCGTGCAGGTGTGTTGTGTGGAGACGTTGCCGAACTATAACGACGCCAAGCGCTTCGCCAACCGTCACAGGGGCAAGGTGTTTCTGGCCGGTTACTCTGATCTCAAGGACGACATGCTGGCCTGGGGCGATGCCAATTACAGCCGCGCCGAGAAAAAGATCAATCGGGATGAGCAAGACCGCTACACGGTGACGCTCAATCAGTACAAGTGCATGTCGGTCTCGCAACATCGATTTGTGCGCCGTATGTGCCTGTTTCCGGATCCTGATGGTATTACGCAGGACACATTGATTAAGGGCGAGATGCGCAAGACGGCGATTTGTCGCGACGAGGTATTTCTGCATCTTTGCCGCATTGCTTTGATCACCGAAGAAGACCCGGACACACGCAAAAAGCGGGCAGTGGTCAAAAAAGTAGGCATCGATCCCCATTTCGCCTACGCCAACATGCTGTGCGATGTCGCCTGGGCGCGCGCGCACGGCACCACGCAGTTTTTGCTGCCGGACGCGGCGACGCCGGCAGGCGAGGCGCAAGCGCTGCTGCAGGGACGGCTGCCGGACGCGGTGGCGGCTATGCTGCAGGCGGCAACGCCCGGCACATGCGGTGCGTGTAACGCCTTCAAGGACGGGGTATGCACAGAACGACTGGGCCTCGGCGTCAACGCCAGCGACTTTGGCTGCGAGATGTTCATACCCGCCTGAGCCGAGCGGCGCGCCGATATCGTGACGCTAGCCTGTCGGTATGGCAGACAATTCCCACACTACCGCGAACCATCCGTTAGCGCCCGCTGATGAGCGCTATGACGCGCAAGCCGAGTTGGCGCAGACGTACCGACCCACGGCGGCGGACCTGCCAGACTCGGCGCAGGTGTTGCAGTTCGCTGAGTTTGTTCGCAACGGTCTACAGGACAGCGAGCTACTGAAAGCGCAGGCCTTGACGACACCGCAACGCGCCGCGCCGCGCACACGGGGCATGCAGTCGCTCTATTTGGACAATCGGCAGGTGCTGGCGCATGGTGGGTACTTCGACAAGCCGGCGATGCTGGGCTTTGATGCGTTGCGCCGCATGGTTGACCAAACGCCGGTGCTCAATGCCGTGATCATGACGCGCATCCGGCAGGTGCAGCGGTTTTGCCGACCGCAAACTAATGGCTCAGGGCCAGGGTTCTGCGTGGCTCACATCGATCCGGATCACAAACCGGACGCCAAAGAAAAAGAATCCATGCAGGTGCTGCAGCAATTTATGCGTAACAGCGGCTTTGAGCATCGGCCGCGCATGAGAAAGCGGCTGCGGCGCGATAATTTTTCCAACTTCATGGCAAAGTTGGTGCGCGACACGCTCACGTTTGACGCCTGTCCGATTGAGGTCGAGCGCAAGCACGATCAGCAACTCGGGCTTGACGGGTTCTATGCCGTCGATGGCTCCACCATTCGTCTCTGTAGCGAAGAAGGGTATGAAGGCGACGATGAGATTTTCGCCGTGCAGGCGGTCAATTCGGTGATCCACACCACCTATACGCTGGACGATATGATTTACGAGGTGCGCAACCCACGCACAGATATCAATCTGTCAGGTTATGGGCTGGGCGAAACAGAACTGTTGATTCGCGTGGTGACGGGGTTTCTTAACGCCATGTCATACAACATCAAAGGGTTTGACAGCAACGCAATACCCAAAGGCCTGCTGCAGCTCTATGGCGACTACGATGAGAGCGACCTGGCGGCCTTCAAGCGGATCTGGAACAGTTGGGTGAAAGGCGTCAACAACGCCTGGTCATTGCCCGTTTTGGCGGCCAAAGACAAGGAGTCTGGCGCGTCGTTCGAACGCTTCGGGATCGAGTTCAATGAAATGTACTTCGCGAAATGGATGACCTTTTTAGTCTCCATTATCTGCGCCATCTATTCGATGGGGCCGGATGAGATCAATTTCGAATCATTTGCCGCGCAAAAGTCCGCGCTGGCCGGATCGGACACCGAAGAAAAGTTGGCCGATTCAAAAGATAAGGGGCTGCGGCCACTGCTCAGCTTCTTTGAAAATACCTTCTCCGACTACCTGGTCGGGGATTTTAGCGATAAATACCTGTTTCGCTGGACAGGCCTGGATGAAGAAGACGCCAAGTCTCGTTTTGAGCGGCAAAAACTGGTCATGTCGGTCGATGAGATGCGCGCGATCGATGATTTGCCCGCTATGGATGAATGGGGGTCGGCGCCGATCAATCCATCGTTAATGCCCGCGTGGATGCAAGCCAATCAGCCGCCTGATCCGATGGGCGAGGCCGGTGGCGATGCGCCACCGGCTGAGAATAATGACACTCAGAGTGAGGCCGAACCTATGAGCAAGGCCTTTCCGGTGATTTACAATGTGGGGTGATGGAGTGATTGAGTTTAAGCCGGGGCATGGCGGTGTTTATGATCTGTTGGGCGTGATGGCGGTGGCGTTTCTGGCCGCCGCTGCGGCCGCTTTGCGGGAAATATGGGAAAGCATTTGGCAGAGCGGAGCGGGTGACGACGGCGTGTTTATGGTAGGTGCCAGGCCGGTTCGTCGCGACGTGGTTCTGCTGATGTTAATGGCCGTTGTGCGCCTGTCGGGCGGCATGTTGGGCGGCTGGTCATTGGCGATGCTGGTCTATGCAGTGGCGGCCAGCAGCGGCGCTGACCTGTCAATGTGGGAGTTGCCGGCAACCGTCGCG